GTAGGTCCTAATATTTTCATACGTATGTTTTAGTAATAAATACTAAGATGCTTCTTCTTTGCTCTTTTTAGATAGTGTAAAATCAAAATACTCGTTCTTTTTGAAGTTTTCAATATAAATTTCTTTAGCAATTCTTTTTAATTTATCTTTAAGAATTGTATCTTTGAAATCTACTTCTTGTGATAAGAATAAGGTAATTTCCAAATTCATAAAACTTTTCTTACCATAAACAATTCCGCTAGTCCTCAAATCTAAATCAACAATATAGTTGTCTTTAAAAAATGTTGGGTCTAATATTTCAAATATTGTATGTTTTATCTGTCTACTAAAATTTGATACTATTCTTTCCCAATTGTCATAACTTTGTTTTGGTGAAACCCAACTTTGTAGATTAAGATAAACCGATTTAAAATTTTTGGAATCAACTGTTCCATAACTCACTTTTGAATTGTTGAATCCTACAATCCGTGATGTTTTTCCTTTTTTCATTAATATTCATGTGTATAAATTGTTTATTGTTTGAAAAAAAATAATCTAATTTGTTTCTATTGTCAAATTTTCACCAACTTTGTATTATTTACTATAATATGTTAAAAGTAAAAATTGATGCAAAAACTCCTTTGGAAAAAGCCTTGAAACAATTAAAAGGAAAGGTAATTAAAACCAAGCAAAATGAAAAGTTGAGAGAAAGACTTCAGTATGAAAAACCATCTGTTACACGTAGAGCTCAAAAATTAAAGGCTCAATACGTTGAATCACAAAAACCTAAAGATTAATTAATATTATTATACAAATTGTATAATTTTACATAATTGATTTTAGAAAACACCTCACCTTTAATTTGTTGGATGGTTTCTTGTAATTTTTTTGTTGTACTTTCATCCATTGATTCATTAAGATTACTTAATGAATGAATTGTTTTTGTTTTTAATTCTTCAAATTCTTTGGATAATTCAGTATCTTCAGTCATTAACACTTTAGATAAGTCTCTTTTAGAATCCTCATCTAAATTTTCAATATAAGAACTAATTTCTCTATTGGCAATATTCAATAAAGTTTCCATTGGTAGTTGTATCGCAGTTTTAACTTCAGTGGTTTCACTTAAAGTTTTTATCAAAGTGTTTCTGCTTTCAACATTCTCCATAATTTTATCAGGAGAATTATAAATTAAATTGTCAATATTTTTGTAGTTATTTTCACTAACAACATCTTTAACCCAATATTCAATTTTTTGGGTATTTAATTTCGGAAGAATTTTTTCAACTTGTCTTAAAGATTCATTGATGTAAGCCTCAGATAATGTCTTATCATAACCTTTTTTCTTGGACAATTCAGTATAAATGTAAAACATTGTACTAACATTTTTGTTTTCCAATACCAATTTTTTGAAGTTCCTCACCTCAAATTTTGTTGTTTCATTTACATAAGAATTAACCATTAATCCTTCAATTTTGCTAAGTAATTGTCCAAATTTCATATTAATAAATATATCAATCAATTAGTTTTCCTAATTGTTCTTCAATAATACCTAAAGAACGTCTACCTTTTTCCAAATCAATTTCATCAACACCATAAACATTATCTCTTTCTAATAATATATTCATATTCTTTTTAACAGATTCAGGTGTGATTGCAGTTTCACCTTCAGCCGGTGGAAGTTCACCTCCTGCCGGTGGAGCTCCACCTAAATCAGCCCCTAATCCACCACCTTCAGCCGGTGGAGATGTTGTTCCTGATGATGGACCATTACCATAAAGTTTATCAATATTATCGAATAATCCGGTATGTGTTATAACATTAGGTGTTGCTTCAATTTCAGCGGCAACCGCTTTCTCAACTCTTTGTTGTTGTAAATCAAGTTTAATATCTTCATCAGAAAAACCAAGAATGTGTTTCTTAGCCCATGTTTGTGATGTTGGAGCGATACCTTCAACCTTTGTTACAGCGTCTTTGTACAACAACATTTTTTCTTTCCAAACATCTATTGTTAGTAAGTCAGCTTGTTTAGATGGGTTAGTTAAACTCAATTGGAACGAGTTTAATTCGTCTTCAAAACCCAATAAAAATAAATGAACAATTGCAATTTTGTTAAGTTCTGCAACCATAGATTTTTGAATTCTATTGATTGTTCTTGCAAAACGAATATCTTGTAACGATAAATTTCTACCATCACCAACAACCTCTTCAAATCCCAAGAATGCTTTTGGTATTCTTAACGCTGTTAAAAGTTTCTTTTGAATATATTCAATGTCGGCAATCTCCGATAAGTTTGTCGCTCCTGGCAAAGTCTCAATTGGGTTTGGTGATGCCGGGTCTCTAACAGGTACAAAGAAATCTTGGTCAACCGCCATTTGATTGAATCTCATATCTACGTTTCCTGTTTGTGGGTCAGTTACTTGGTCTTTTTTAAATTGTTGAGCAAATCTTTGAACGTATGGTTGAATATCTGCATCATCCATGTTACCAACAAATACCTTAAATACACGTCTTTCTGGTGCTCTTGATGTTCTATATACCAACATAGCATCTTCAGCAAGAATTAATTGTTTCCAAATTCTTCTTGCCTTTTCCAACATGGCGGTACCATATGGTAATTTTCTATCATCACCCAATAATCTAAAGTGAGCAACTTCCCAACTATTAAATTCCAAACTTTTGTTTTTCCAAGTAAATGTTAGGCTTTTGGCATCGCTACCCGAAGCAACCGCTCCACCCATACCTGAAGTTGCTTTACCTTTCATACCAACTTCAATACGTTCAATTTCAATGTTTGGTAATTGTAAACAACCAACAACACCTCTTTCAGGGTCCAACTTTAAAAACACGAAGTTGTCACCATATTTTGCGGTATTACGTGTCCACATTGGTAAGTTTGTGTTAATGTCCAAAGCGTTATTAAATAAATCTCCCAATACAGCCTTAATTCTTGGAGAATCGGAGTATATTTGTAACATGTATCCATTCTCATCAACTGTTGTTGATTCTTCAGCGTATGTATCTAATGCTGCAGAAATTTCAGGAGTATATTCCATTGACTCATAATCATAATACGATGCCAATCTAGTTGGTTGATAATAAACCGCTTGTGAATATAAATTATTTTCAATTTTAGCCCATTGGCTTGTAATATAATATGTTTGTCTGGCTTGGAGTTTTTGTTTTTCATACTCATCCTTGTCAGTAGTTCTTAATAGTTCTTTTTTATCAAACTTATAAGTAGGTATGTCTTGACCCAACAATGAATTTGGTCCAAGTTCTTGGGACAATCGTTGCCATATTGTCAAGTTTTTTTCTTCCATAGTAAAAAGTTAATATATATGTATTTTTTATCAACGCTTATATCCGCCGAACACCCATAAATAGTCTTGATAATCCTTTTGTGTTGGTTGATTTTGATATGCAATATTTGTTTTATATTGTGTATTTGGCATTGCCGGGTTAAAGTATTGTTCTTTTGGTGGGTCATAAGAAGTAACCTGCCAAGATTCCAACATTGTTTTTGCCTGTTGTGTGACCTTTGTAAGTTGTGAAAAAGATGAATCAGATACATAAACAGCCATAGCCAAAGACATAATTAAATCATCATGTTGTCCTTTCATGTGGTCAGGTCTTCCATTAATATAAACAAATGTATTCATTTCATTCAATAATCTTGATGAATGAACTTTTAATCCGTGTCTTAATCCTTCCTCAAGAGCAGCAATAATTTGAACTCTTTTATTGTTAAAGTTAATACCAGGAATTTTTTCAGCCGCCTTTGGGTCATATTTCCATTTGTTACCAAAATCTACACCATCAACATACAAATCTTTATATCCTAATTCTTGGAGTTTTCTTGCGGTAGCAACTCCCATACCACCCGTGATATCCACAACAATGAAACAGTTGTACATGTTACCCCATTTGTAAGCAATTTCTGCCAATACATCAGGAGGAAGTTTTCCAATATACTCAGCAACTTGGTCTCTTTCGTCAAAATCATAAATTTGGAATGTTGAATAATCTTCAGAGTCCCCACGAGAAACGTCCACACCCATAATGTATCTGTGACCCATTTCAGGTTCTTTCCATATCCAAAGTCCACCACCCATCATTTTATTGATAGGTTCTTTAATCATATTATCTGTGATATTTTTAATTAAGTTAGAATCAAATACGTTATCACCTGAACCCAAAAAATTACATTCCAATTCCTGTGAAACTTTACGCTTATCATACTTAAGTTTTTTAACCATCGCCTCAAACCAAGAGGAACATGGTTTATAACCTAAATCAAAATAGGCTTTTAACTCATCATAATTTCTTTCATAAGGGTCACGACCTGAAAAATCAACAACACTATCGGCGGTATATTCTTCACGGTTTAACAGATAATGAATAATTTCATTTGTTTTAACCAAATATAAATCTTTTGTATAACGAGGGTCACGATACCAATACATTTCTGTAATTTTGAAATCGTTCATTCCACGATTGGCTTGTTCGTAGATTTCATAGTAAATTGGGTCATATCCGTTTGGTGTTGATACAACAACAACTTTACCACCCGTAGACAACGAAGCCATACAGGCAGCCCAGAAATCACCATCCGCCTCAATATACGCAGCTTCATCAAATATCAACATAGTGGGGCTATAACCACGAAGTGCATCTTTTGATGTCGCAACGGCTTTAACTTCACAACCGTTTGTTAATTTAAAATGTCTTGCCGCGTTTTTATCTGGTGAAAAACTTACACCAACCCAAGTAGGCCATTGTTCAGTAAATCCACGTATTTTGTTTGCCATTTCCACGGCAGTGTCCAATTTGTTCGCAATAATCAAAACCTTTTCAGGTCTTTGTTTTGATGCAAATACAAGTCTTTTACTTGCCCAAGCCGCAGTCACGGTAGATACACCCGCCTGACGGTATTTTAATGCAATGTTTTCGTTATAGGATTCATAATCCTCAACCAAATTAACTTGGTCAGGAAATAACTCTAATGGGACGTATCTTGACTGAGTATTATCATAAGTCTGAAGATACGTCTTAAGAGCGTATGGTGTATTTTTTATACACCTTGAATATTCTAATAGTAATTGTTCTCTGGTTAAACCC